CGACCCTGTGGTGGTTAGTTTGGATGCCAGTAGGTGGGACAAACATGTGTCGCGTGAGGTGTTGCAGGTGGAGCATTCGGTCTACCTGCATTGCCTCAACGACCCAGTGTTTGCCCGGCTACTGTCATGGCAGCTCACTAACTACTGCAGGGCGGCGCGCGGTACCAAGTATGCGGTCTTAGGTGGCCGTATGAGCGGCGACATGAACACCGCGTTGGGCAATTGCCTATTGATGGTGATCATGGTGCACGCCTCCATGCAGTGGTGTTCTAGGTGGGATCTCATGGATGATGGCGACGATTGCCTCGTTATCTGCGAGAGTACAGAGCTGGAGAGGCTCCGGGAGGAGTTACCGAAGGCCTTTCTTGAGTTCGGTCAAGAACTCAAGATAGAGAATGTCGCACGGGACATCCGTGACGTCGTGTTTTGCCAGAGTAAGGTGGTCATGATGCCCGATGGGCCTATGTTCACCCGAAATTGGCGGAGATGTTTGTCACAGGATTCTTGTGGATCGAAGCACTGGGATGATCCAAAATTGATCAGACCCATGTGCGGCACGGTGGGGTTGGGTAACCTTGCGGTGTCGCGTGGCGTGCCCATTTTGCAAGAGCACGCCATAGCGTTGATCCGACTGGGCGAGGGCCGCCTGCTTAACTTCGAGTTCGATCGGGGCCTGGAGATCAGGACCAAGGTTGAGACTGGGGTTGAGCTGCGTGACCTAAAGCTTGACCCGTGGCCGATATTGGCTGCTACACGTGAGCAATTTGCTAGGACGTGGGGGGTGTCGATAGGTGAGCAATTGCTCATTGAGGACACCTTGCGCGGCTGGGCCCCAGACCTGGATGTAGTTAAAGACTACGACTTGGAGTGGGACTCCACGTGGTGCAGCCACGTAGACCTTGATAACTACCTCCCAGAGCTACTCTAGAGATTACACAAAATGGTGAGGCATTAGGTGCGTGCTGCCAACACGCCTGCCGGGAGGAGACGTCCCACACCTGCGCATTCCCGTCAATTCGGTGGTGGTGTGGGTAGCGACCCATGGCAGCTCATCAACAAAAACACTGATAGTTAGTTAGTGCTCGCAGTAGGGGTTGAGGGGGAGATAGCACCACATTGTATCGACCGTTATGCGGCGGGGTCCCGTGGTGCTATGCAGTAAACCATTCGCAATAGGGG